CCCATTCGGTATCAGCTTTCCAAGGCTCGTAAATTCTATTGCCATTTGTAAATTCCATTGTTTCTTTCTCTAACCATTGTTCTGCTGTCATAATATATGCACCGAGCCATGATATATGCACATACTTCTTATAGAATAGAGGTTTTCTTGTTGTTGCTACGAAAAATTGTTCATGATTTTTCTTCCAAAACAATAAGGGTTCAAGACTATTTTCTTCTGCTTGCCTTATTAATTTGTTCCACCATTGAACAAGATTATTACTTTTTTGTGTGAATATTTTTGAACCAAAAGGATTGTCTTTATAGAATTTTACTTCAATAAGAAAAACATTCTTATGATTTAGAAGGTACAAGTCTCCCTTCACTTTTCCACTCCCTGAACCAGGGACTTGAATGAATGGCAACCCTGTATGTCGGGTTAACATATTTAGTACTTGTAATTCGCCTGTACGACCTTTTTGTCGTGCATTAACCACTTTTTTCCAAGTAGTCTAACATATCTTGAACTGTGTGTAAGTTTTCAGCTACCTCGTCTGGTATTTCGCACTCAAACTCTTCTTCTATCATCATTACTAATTCTACTGTATCTAGAGAATCCGCTCCCAAGTCATCTATAAATGACATATGAGTTTTAATATCTGCGGGGTCTTTTCCTAGATGCATTGATATAATTTTCTTTAATTGGTCTTCCATTATTCTGTTCCTTCAATTTCGTTTAAATATTCGCTTTGCCTAATTTTTGCTTTATCTATTGGTGGGAGAGCTGCAAATGCACAGGCTGGGCACTTCTCTCCAACAGGGATGTATCGTGGGTATGCCATTTGAGGGCACTCATGATACCAAAAGGTATCTCCATCTTTCATTGTTCTAAACTACTTATATTATCTGTCTTTACTATTTCTATTTTCTCTAAGAGAGGATGAGTCCACCCATGAGAGACTAGATATGTATTTAGATTCTCTTCCTTTAAAAGGATTTCTACCACTTTTTCTTTTCCTGCTTCATCTAAGGCTTGATTAACCTCATCCAAGAAAAGAACATTTATCTGACTTCTACTTATAGAGGTCATCAATTTTCTAATTGCTACAAGTGTAGCAATATTAACTCTAGCAAGTTCACCGCTAGAAAGAGCCAAAATATCAATAATGTTCCCATTATCAGATACTTCAACATTTAATTTATCATTCTCTACTACAAAATTAATAGAGAATCTCCCATCACTAAACTCCGCCAAATACTCATTCGTTAATACCTCTAATTCTTTTACGAGGGATTCGATTTTATATGCGAGGAGTCCATTAGTTGAAAATGATTTTTTAAGAATCTCAAGTACTGATAGTTTACTTTCAGCAGCGCTGAGCGCAGTTGTAATGGAAAATAATTCCTTTTCAAATGATTCAGTTTGTTCCTGAATAATATCAATTCTGGTATTATGTCTTTCTCTTGATTGGTTTTCATCTATGACTTCCTCCAATCTTTCCCGAGCCGTTTCAACTTTGTTTTGTACTTCTCGTATTTGATTTTCCACTTGTGCTTTATCATATACTCTTGTAGGGAGTCCAGAGTCCACACTCCTGTAAAGCTGTTCCCAGTTTTTGATTCCTCGGGTTGCCTTCCTATGTACTTTGTTTTCATCATTTATTTTCTCTAATTCTTTATTCCCCTGAGCCACGTTGGCTTCTAATGTTTCTACCTTCTTATCTAATTCTTGATAGTTATCAACAAGAAGATCTGTGTCTACTTTCTGTTCACAAGTAGGACAAGTGCTCTCTCCTCTTTCAAGTAAGTCTAAGTATTTATCCTTTTCATTTTCGTACTGTACTACTTCTTGTTTAAGTCCACCTAGATTTTCTTGTAAATCTGCAGTACCTTGCATACTTGGATTACTTTCCAAGTCTGTACGAAATTCATTAATATCTATGGACTTCAGTTCTTCTAGCAAGTAATTATTATCGTTAATTTTTCGATTTTTCTCCGCCAGATTTTCAAATTGTAACTGTAACGAACGTAATAGCTTTTCATCACTTTCTTCCGTTTTTGGAAGTTTCATTATCGGCAGTATGTCTATAGAGTCCAATTTGTTGCCATCTAACCATTTTACGATTGTGTCTGTTTTTGCCTCATGGACTATAATCTGCTGTGATATATCTCGTACTGCATTTTTAAAAGTTTCAAAAAATGCCACATACTCGTCAAGTTTTAATAATTCAATTAAGAACTTTTTACGGTTTGTATCTGTTGCTGTCAAAAACTGTAGTGATGCGTTAGTATTTTGATAAACTAATTGTGTAAAAGTCTTAAAATCTATCCCTAATGTCTCTCCCAGAGTTTTATAGGTATTTGACGCAGTATGTGACGATATATCTTTTCCGTTCTTTGTGAGTTTACATTTCAATGCTTTTCTACGCATTACTGAAATGCAATACTCGTCGCCATCAACCATGAAATCGAGACTTATATTATAACCCTGATTCACATAGCGATTGGCAATATCTGCTTTTTTCACATTCTTGGAGTTTTTATTAAACATTACTTCTTCAAGTATGAGAGGGACTGATGATTTGCCCACTCCATTTGTTCCAACTAATTGTGTGAGAGTTGACGCAGCTAAGTCTATCTCATTGCCACTACCATAAGAGAAACAGTTATCCCATTTCAACTTCTGTAGAATAATCACTAAATACTCCTATAATAGTTCTAATTTTATCATCATTTAATTGTAATATATTTTGTAGATATAATACTAGTTCATCAGAAATTGTCATCTCAGCAGTTAAATTTAGTCGTGCTTCCACTTGTCGTCTTACTACTTTCTTGTCTAACAATTCTGAATTTTTTACTAATGCTAAATCTTGAACATCTCCTTCAATCTCGTAAATTGTATGATTATATGGTGTTTGTACCATATCATCAGGGTTATCTACTGTCTTTCGGATAAGTTGGGGCAACTTGAATTCATGCCATTCCCAACTCCAGTCAGATTCATCAATTAGTAAGGCACCCGTTTGGACTTGATTTCTATGAAAAGAAGTCGTCATTGGACTGCCTGGATAGACTATGTTTCTTTGAGTATTGTTATGCGCGTGTAAATCACCAGCAAAAACAGTATCAAATTTATTAAATCTATCTAAGTCTACTTCAGGTATTACATGTGGTGGTATCTCTCCACGAACATGTGTAAATAATATTGGAGCTTTAATCATTTCTATACTTCTTTTTCTATGCAAATCTGCATAAGGAAGTATAGCATAGTCTCCATACTCAGTAGTCTTATCAACGATTTCAACTAAAGGATTTAATTCATTCGTTGCTCTTTTAAGATTAGAGAAGAATGTTTTATTTTTTCTAGTTGCTTCATGATTTCCGTCATAAATTATAGTTGGTATCGTTATACCACTAATAAAGTCAAAGTATAAAGTTATCTCATCCATAGAGGGAACTCGATCAAACAAGTCCCCGCCTATGATATGTAAACTGCAGTCACTTTCTAACTGCTTTATCTGTTCAAAAAATAATTTATAGCGCGAACAAGCCCAAGCCATAGGGACATTTTTCTGCCCTAGCTTTAAATGCCAGTCTGCTGTAAATAAGATCATGCTACGTAATCGTCTCCTGCTTGCCAGTCACAGCCTGTTAATCCATCAGCTTTAAGAGCCTCTACAGTTCTGTAAAGTTCTTCATGACTTCTACCTGTATGTAGTGCATTAACTTATACATGTTGAATAACATTATCTGGGTCTACAATAAAAGTAGCTCTATAAGGAACGTTCTCGTTTGAGACTATTCCAAGAATGTTTGCTAATTCATTACCAGAATCTGCTGCAAGGATATGACTAATATCACTAATCATTTCGTTATCCTGTTTCCATGCAAGTTTACAATATTCGTTATCTGGACTAATTCCGATAACATTATCTACTATCCCTACTAAGTTATCGAATCCTTGAATTTCTGTAGGGCATATGAAGGTAAAGTCTTTTGGATAAAAGTAAATAATTGACCAACCACTTAAATCTTCATAGTCAAAGTCAATTATTTCATTTTCCAGATTAACTGCCTGCATATAAAATTCAGGGAATTCTTCGCCTACGCCAATCATTTTATATCAAATTCATTCGATACTTCTTCAGTAGCATTTTGAGAGTTCTGAACTCTTTTTAAAAGTTCTAACTGAGCGTCTGGAGTAGGTCTTGGTAAGACGTCATCCATTGACTTAAGTTCGGCAACTAATTCTTGTTCCCAATCTTCTAACGCTCTTGGTTTGCATTTAAGTACTTGTAATTGGTACTCAACATTAAACACTTGAGGTCCAGTCTTGATTCTTTTAAAGAAAATATCCCAACCCGCTGTGTAATCAGTAGGGTCACCTAAATCTTCCATAGCTACTAAGATTTGGTCAAATAGTTTTCTTTTTAAATTTAAAACTTTCATTGATTTATCGCCGTAGTCAATGCATTGAGCTGCATAAGCCCATCCGCATTTTAGATCAGGGTAAAAATCTCGAACATGATCATGTTCGACATTGTTAAAGGTCTCGCTATTTCTGTCAAAAGACAAACATTCCA